TGACACCGGTCGATTCGTCTGGTATATTAAACAAGCGCTAAGGCGATGAGGCCGAGTAGTTCAGTCGGTTAGAACGCTAGCCTGTCACGCTAGAGGTCGAGGGTTCAAGTCCCTTCTCGGTCGCCACCCGCGGAGCGAAAGCTCCGCGGGCTTTGTATGCTGCTATAGCTCAGTCGGTAGAGCGCATCCTTGGTAAGGATGAGGTCCCCGGTCCGAATCCGGGTAGCAGCTCCATAAAAATCCCTGTAACCACAATGGCTACAGGGATTTTTCATTTTCTGGGAGGCTTTTGCCCATTCTCGAAACCACTACAAAAACCACTACACAACTCGTTGTTTAGGCGCGTTTTTCATTTAAAGCCGCTCGGAAAATATCTCCCGCTCGTTTAATGCTCTCCTTATCTGCGTGTGTATACATGCGCAGAGTGACAGCCTTGTCACTGTGGCCGAGCTTTTCCGAAACTGACGCAATGTCTGCGCCGTTTGTGATTGCAATAGAAGCGAATGAATGACGCAGTTTGTGCGGATGTAGATTTGCTATTCCATATCTGTTGCCGAAGTCTTTCAGGTATTCAGTTGGCGTTTGTGGATGCATGACGGCTCCACTATTCTCTTGCGTAAAAACAAACTCTGAAAGTATGCAGTTATTGATTTGCTCTTTGCGCAATAGCTGCAATTTCTGCATGACCTCCGGGCAAACATCAATTACTCTTGATTTCCCGTTTTTGGGGGTATCGAGATACACGCCTTTTTGTGGCGTATAGCAAAGGTTTTTTTCAACCGTTATTGTACCATCGGCAAAATTGACATCTGACCATCTAAGCGCGCAGCATTCGCCACGGCGCATTCCTGTGTCAATAAGGAGAGAAACAAGCGCTTGCCATTTGAGCGGCTCATTCGACAAGCAATCTTTGATATGCACAATTTCTTCGACAGTGAATGCATCTACTGCGGCCCCGCGGATTTCGCCTTTTCGCGGCTTCGGCCGCTCAACTTTGTCCATTGGGTTCCGTGTGATTGTATCGTCAAGATACGCCATCTTAAAAAGAGAATGTAGAACAGTGTAGTATTTAATAACTGTGCTGTGGGCTTTTCCGTCTGATTGGATAGAGAGAAGTAGAGCAGAAATGTTTGCTGGTGTAATGTCCGGCATTTTTAGATTGCCTATCGCGGGATATATACGGCTGTTTAAGCACTGCTGATAACATGTGCGCGAATTCTCACTAAAAATTACGGTCTTGTTTGGCATAAACACTTTTTCGCCATACTCGAAAAGCGTTTGCACCTTGGCAGCTTCTCTTTGACGCTCAATTTCTAACGCTTTGCGTTCTTTGCGGGGGACGGCCGCTCCGCTTTGCACTTCTTTTTCAAAGTCCCGAGCGGCTTTATTTAATTCCCTCTGCGTTGTGCGGGCACTCCATCCTTCATGCGGATAGAACGTCATATAGGCTTTAGGGATGCCTCGGCCGCGGCTAACACCTATTTCGTAAAAAAGCACCCCGGATTTTGTATGTTTTTCTCGGATTGCGGGCAAATTTTCAGACCTCCTTAAAAAAGTGTTGACATTCATCCCACAAAATAGCATAATACAAGAAAAGCCATAAAGCAACCGCAAAATAAGCAGATTGCCACAAATGGCGTTATATAATCTATCAGCAACAGTCCGGTTATAGTATCCGGTGCGCGAAGTACTATCCAGAGCAAAACAATGCGCCACATAAAACAAGTGATTAGTGATTCTTGTATTTATGGGGGGCTGATTCAAATGCTTCACCACACTTTAATGAGTGGTGGAGTATTTGAATCAGCCCCTCTTTTTATTTTCAAGGAGGAAAACAATGGAAAAGAAATCGATGTATCAGACAATTCAGGAAACAAGCCGCACAACAGGGCTATCACAATATTATTTGCGGCAGGGCGTTAAGAACGGTACGATTCCGCATGTAAATTGCGGGCGAAAGTATTATATTAACGTTCCTGCCATGCTTGAGCGGCTTGCATCATGTGAAGCAGCGCAGCCGCTCGGAGAGGAATAATAGAATGGGCAGAACGAAGAAAAAGAAAACGGTCAAGTCGGGGCCGCTTGTAGAGGTCGTTTGCTATAGTCAGGCGTTTCCGAGGGACACGAAACAGGAGCGAGCTATCAAAACGAAAAGTAGTAGCGAGGCGCGGAAACGCTTAAATGATATTGCGTCTTGGAAGAAACTTGAGCGGCTCATATGCTGCAATTTCCTGCATGGCTGCTATTTTGTTACGCTGACATACTCAGATAAGAGGTATATAGCAAGCGAGAAAATTGCAAAGGATGATGTACGGCAGTTTATAAAGCGTGTGAGGTACCACAGAAAACAGGAAGGGGATGCGCTGTCTTATATTTACGTGACTGAGGGCAAACATGGCGACCACAGGCTGCACCATCATTTGATTTTGAATAAAGCAAGCGGCGACCTGTTGCAAGAGTTGTGCGCGCTTTGGCCTTATGGTGGCGTTGACATAGAGGGGGAGATAGATGTTGAATTTGTTTCTAACCTCTCGAAATATCTAACGAAAGAGCGCGTGCATGATGGGGCGCGAGCGTGGACAACCTCGCGCGGCTTAAAGCGCCCAATGGAAACCTCGGAATTCGTAAATGACAGATACGCCAATCTTGCGCCGCCGGGTGCGTATATTATCGAATCCACAAGCAGCATCGAAAATAGTTTTGGGCGGTATACATATCTTAAATATTTAGAGCCGACTGCCCGGCTCAAGCAGTAAAAGGACAATAAAAAAGCGGTTAAACAACGCCGCTTTTTGGGCTTGAAACTGTGTATATTATAGAGTGAGAAAGACATGAAAGCATTGAAAACACAAGGAAATTGTGAGATACTCAAAATCGTGGACGGGAAAAGTAATTGCCCGATATGCGGTGCGCGGATTCGATGCAGGGCGCAGGATGGCGCATCACGGGTTTCGTTTTATTGCAAGCGCTGCAAGCATGTTTGCACACTGGACGTGGAAACAGGCGACATTTGAGGCCGGGCCGAGCGGCTTAGATGCCAGATAACCGCGGAAAATCCAGTGCTAAACGCTTTCGCGAGGATATGCCCCCCTGTGTTCGGGCCGTCTGAAAAACGGAGCGAGGAACGGTGTGGGGCGGTACTTCCAAGCGCGTATTGCTTTTTGCTCGGGGGGGTCGCGCGCGGTAAGAATCTAACGCGCGTGCGCACGGGAGCAATATAAGCGCCTGTTTTTGGAGCGGATAAAAAAGCGGCTTAAAACGCGAAATTTTACGTCTGCAACGTGAAAATTACAATCAGCAAAATGGAAAGCCGAGCGGCTTTAAGCGGGGTGGAGCAGAAAATTGCCCGCTCAGAAGAACAAAACGCAAAGCCCAGCAGCGCTAATTTGAAACGCGCCACGGGGCTTTGCATTACTCAGAGCGGTC